CTGAGTAAACCTTAGTTAGTTTCAACAGCTCATCAGCGGTTTTTCTTTTTAGAGCTTTGTTCCAGGCTTTCTGAGCATCGGCTTTAGCGACCTTTTTTGGGTATAAATTCCAAAACTTTTCAAAGTCATCTTTGCTGGTTTCTATTGATGGTTCTTTGATGGTTATATTGATGTTTTGCGTGCCAACAGGTGTCACCCCTGATTTACCCAGTCTGTCACCCCTGCTTACCTGAGCTGTCACCCCTGATGCCCAATCTGTCACCCCTGACTGAATTGTTATCCAGTAAAGGTTAGTTTTGTATTGGTGGTGTGTAGGAGCGTTTTGTAGCTCTACTCGAAGCTCACCAAGGTCAATAAGTTCTTGAATGTCACGCTTGACCGAACGCTCTGAGGCGTTAGCGTACCGAGCCAGGGTGCTAATTGAAGGCCAAGCACCTTGATCTCCAAGATGATTAGCAATTCCAATTAGGACAAGCTTTGCCCTACCGGTTGCTTTTGATTGATTTAGAACTAGCGAAACCGCTTCAATGCTCATACTGCTTCCCTCTCTTTTTGTAAATTCCCTAGGTGGACTTTAGCACCTAAAAGTATTCTGAATCTGTTTCTAGCAAATCTTTTGTAAAATCATCATTCAAAAGCCACCAGCCACCATGACCGAAGATAGGCACTTCAGTCGGCGTTTCGTGCTGCCTAAGTTTCCAACCGAATTGCCTACCAAGCTCAGCAAACTTAGCGTTGCTCTCTAGCAAGCCGTTAGCTTGGCTGCAAAGGACAATAATGTTGCTTGGGTCACTTGCCTTCAAGTTCTTGCTTCCCATGCCTCTATTGAGCCTGTGGTGAGGTATTAGGTCATCTCCTGTCGAGCCACAGTGCCAGCAACCCCTGTCACGCGCTAGGTATTTATCAAACTCTTTCTTAGTCATCGAACGGATCATAAATCTTCGCTGGCATCTCACCAGGTTGAAAGCCTAGAGAGATTGTTGTTTCCGACATGCCACCATTGACTGCCTCGATTATGTCGGTGTTGTCGGTTATGTCGGTTTGACAAGTGTGCTTACGCCGCCATTCACGCACAAGCTTGATTGCCTGAGCGTCATCAGTCTTTATTTTTGCCCCACAGGAGCAAGATTCGGCTATCACCCGATAAGGCTACCAGCTAGGCGTTTCTCCACTGAAGTTCGACATTCTTGCTAATTACAGCCATCATGGTTGCTTGGTCTGACAAGGCCCTCATCTTGGTCTTTACCCTGTTGTATTCAGCCCTTGCTAGGTCAGCTTTCAGCTTTTCCTCTACTGCCTGTAACTTAGCCACAGCTTGCCGGTCTGCCACAGTCCCAGAGTTGTTGATGAAGGCCAGCGAAATTGCCCTGTCATAAGCTGACTCAGCGTCTGCCAGCTTGCACTCGGCATCGTAGAGAGCGTTAGCTCCCTTGTCCATCTCCCTGGTCAGCCTTTGAAGTTCCTCGACTATGTGGCTGGGTGTAATAATTTCCATGCTTTAGCCTCTCTGCTCGTTCTCTTTGTAGTTCCCATAGGTTGCTAACTTTCGTCAGGTGTCCCTCTTTGTATTGCTCTTGTAGGCACTCTTGTAATTCAAGGATTGACTGAATCAGAATCCTTTTTGCTTGAGAGTCCATTAGCGATTGCCTTGATCTTGTCGAGTGTGTCGGTTGTTGCTCCACCTGTTTTGGCTTCGCTGTATAACAATCGTAAACCCTCTATGTCATTGCCTAATGCGTCTGCCATTGCTGACCAATCCTTAGCTGTTGCTGAGGTCTTGATTTTGCGATTGCGAACTTCTTCTGATGAGGCAATGCCCTTCTTGGTGTCAACAGCGAGCGCGGCAACCATAGCTCTACCCCACGCGGCTGTTTCTGCGTTTTGAACTTCACTATCTCTAGTAAAGTTTGTCGGCCCTGGGATTGGCTCCCAAGCTGTTCCGATACCAGGTCGCTGATCATCTGGTGAGCGGTAAGCGGCAGCGGTGTAGATAATCCAATCCTTGCCGTTTACATTTACAAACTCATAGCTGACTTGCTGAAGTGACCCTTGCGGAAACTTCTCTCTAAACTCGACTATGCGTGTTGCAACATCGATGTAATCTAGTGGGCCTTTGTAACTCTGTGCCATTTTTATTTCCCTTTCTTTTCTTGTTTGGCTTTTTGTTTTTCAAGCAGTTTTTTTGCAAGGGCTGTTTTAGTTCCTAGATTCCAATGTATCCCTCTGATGTTGTAATAATCTCTTGGACTTCTGTTTGGCATTTACTTCCCCTTTTCTTGATGTAAGTATGGTGCGCCACCAGCTCTTGATCTAAGACTGAGCCAATGCTCACCGAAGATAAGGCCTCGTTTTGCGCCATCCATTGCTTGTATAACTCTAGCTTTTAGCTCTGTCATTTTGGCGTTAGCCTTCTCAAATTCTGTAACCGAATTTATGTAGTGCATACCTAATTCATCTAGGTCAACCTCGGTGTCAGTAATACCAGGACTCAATGCCCTAATAGTTTCTAGTGTCGAGTTAGAGCCATCCCAGTAAGGCATCTTCATTTCTAGGCAAGCTTCTCTAAACCGAATCGCAGCATCCCAAAGTATCTGCGCCTCAAACTCATCCCACTCGATGTCATACTCTTGATAGCTTGACCCTGCGAGCGCGACTAGCTTTGCTTGTCTGATTCCAAATACCTTCATGTACCAAAGCACCTGTGCGCGATAAGCCTGTGGCACACCTGTCCAATAGTCACGACTGAATTTCACTTCGACAATTCCCCAGCTACCATCTTCTGTCTGATAGAGGCCGTCAGGGTTTGATCTTGCCCAAGGGTTTTCTTTGTTTGCCCAAGTGCCTGTTTCGTAAACAGTTAGCTCAGGATGTTCCTCGGTGAAGATGTCAAGGATTGGTGCTTCAAGTTTCGTACCAAGTCGCATTGACATATTTGGTGTTATCTCGTCAGGTATCTGCTTTGTCTTTTTTGCCCACTTGGTAATTGCGGATTCCCATTGTGACAATCCGGCAATCGGAGCGATGTCTGACCCACCGATAGCGCCTGGCTCATCTCGTAGGTCGTGCCACTCTTGACTGCCGTTGGCAAAGTCGCCAAGAAGCACAGCCTCAAGAAGCGTGTCTATTTCTGCTGGTAGTTTATTTACTGGCAAGGTTTCCCTCTCTTTTCCTTGTCGCAAGGCCACGCTAACTCTCTCGGCGTGGCTTTGCTATTTACGATGGTTTTACTCTAGTGTGAGCCTATGACATTACGCCAGATTGAACGCAAATATATTGAGTTGCAAGAAGCCATAAGAACCAATGATGGTGTCCAATGTGCGGAGTTGCCAGATGTCTTTTTCCCCGAAGATGAGCATGATCCTGAGTCCCGCAAGGCGATGACTGAGGTAGCCAAGCAAGTCTGTGCCGATTGCCCTGTCAGGCTTAGGTGCTACGACTATGCCAAATCAGCCGGTATGCATGGCATCTGGGGTGGCACTACCTATGAGGAACGCCAAAAGCGCAAAGAGTCGTAGGTACTCTTTGGCTATTTGTAGCTAGTCCTGATCTGGCACATTCTTGATGGCTAGGACAGAGCCACCAACTGACAAGATAGCGGCAGCAACATTGAGAACCTGAGTGCCTAGCTCGCCTGTGATAGTTCCAAGGCTAATTAGCAAAGGCACTGTTGCGGCAATAATTCCGTAAATCCATTTTCTTACTTCTGGCTTTAGTTCAAGCATTTTCTTTTTCCTCATCTATTGGTTTGTAAAGCTTTACATCCTCAAAGGTAGCACTAGCTGTGTAGGCCGTAAGGATAATCGAGATAAGCGCCACGCCACCAATGACCATCTGGACACTAACCTGACGATCATAGACAAAGGTAAGCATCCCAAAGGCAATCATCACTACGCCGACTCGGTAAGAGCCAAAGATTAGCTTGCGTCTAAAGTTCCAAGATGGGCCAGAGCTGTTGGTCTGTTCGTCTTTTAGTAGAAATACGGAGTCTAACCAGTTCATTTGAATCCTTCGTTTGAGCGTAGGATTCTTCTATTTTACTGCCCTGCTTTTATGCTATTTTGGTCAGGATTGAAGCCGTATAAGCCTCGTAGAAGCCCTGAAATGCCCTTGGGCTAGTGATTCCCTTATTAGAAGCAAAAAGCCCTGTACGAGCCTTTTAGGGCTGTTTAGCCTAGTTTTGACCAAGTTTTAGACCCTACAACGCCATCTGCCAGCAATCCATGTTTCTTTTGGAAAGCCACGACGGCCGCGTGGGTCTTAGGCCCAAATGGGCCAGTAGGGTTTACGCCTAGTTTGTTTTGAAGGTAAAGCACATCTGCGTTAGCTGGCTCGCCCTGTCTGAGCAGTCTGCCAGGATAAGGTCTTTTATTACTTGAAGGTTTTGCAGGTACGCCACCTTGCTCAGCAAGTAGTTTCTCAAAGTCAAGGTTGCCAGCACCCATAGTTGACTGACCACCGAATCTGACCGAAAGGTGAAGGTGTGGGCCATAGCCGTTTTCTTTGCCAAGCCCTGAAGCT